CCTGCATGGCAAAACACTGGTGACCACTCTATACGTGTTGCTGTGCCATCTATCTTTATATCTTTTGGCTCAATATAACTTTCAGCAATGACAGTCTGCGAGGGTATTCCCACTGCTGTTTCTCTAATCTGCACAACAACACGTTTTTTGCCGCTACTTGTGAACCATAAATCTAGACCTCCTATGTGTCTGCTCTCATTTAAAGTAAATGTTTGTGCTAAAGGATCAACTCTTCTTGCTGCGATAACTCTTCTTCTTTCCTCTATGGTAATAGTTTTTTTACCAGTATAAGTTGCTTCTCCATAACTTCCTTTATCCCCGTAAAATTGCACTAATTTAGTACCGGCTGGAATATTTGCTGGTACTTTCACCTTTCCCTTTAATTTTCCCTGATTGTTAGCTGTTAACATTTGGTTTTCCAGTTTTAAGTTATAGGTTGAATGTTTATTCCGTCAAATTTTATCTCTTTAAGCTTCTCACTTGGCTCAAAACCTTCAATTTCAAAATTCTGTACTGCTTCTCTCATAAATTCAGCTTCGTATGAAGTACTTGACAGCAGCTCTGTTGTTTCTTTAACATTAAATACTCTAGTTACTGGACTTTTCCAATTCGTGGTAACCTCCGTCCAGTGGTCTATATTTTTATTTAGAGTAATTTGTGCCGGAACTGGATCAAAAGCTTGATACGGATTAATTTTTTCTCCTTTAGTCTGTAAAAGCTGCTCCAGTACCGGTTCAAGTTCATATGGCAATAAATAAGTTTTCTCCCCCTCATCAATATCAGCAATCGTTACATCTATTGGTAAAATTAGTTCCTTATTTACTATTGCTGCAGACTGCGAAATTCCTTGATCACGCATATCATCATCAAAGAATGGGTCAACAAATACTCCTTTTTTCGTGGTTGGCTCTCTTGAATTTGCATCACTACGTAGACGTTCCTCTGCAACCAGCGCATAAAGATCATTTATTCCTTTTTTCATTGCTTCAAGCTCATTCATCGGTACAGCATGAATAGCATTATTCACTATTTTTACCCCTTCGCCTTTTTTCCACGTTTGATGAATGTAGCAAAGCAGAAGTTGTCCGCTAGGTGCTTTAGGCATCGATGGTTGCCAAGAGTGGGCAACTCCTTTTATTCTTCTTATTGTGCCTTTTGCATCTATAGTAATTAAATCAAAGCGGGGCATTTTCCAGGTGTAATCAATCAGAACCAAGCTATTATCAACTGCTCCTATTACTTTACACCCCTCTTCACTTATATCTTCAGGGCTTACATGAGTGCGACAGCGATAGGTTATCAGGTAACTACTTCCAGGAGCTGGCTCTTTACCTGGTAGTGACCAATCAACGTTTCCTGCATTTAACTTATAATCTGTACTATTTTCATAAATAATTTCCCCCTGTTTTACTTGAATGATTTCGAGTACTGCAAAATCAGGTATCGGGTCAACAGCTCCAGAGTATGAACCATGAGTAATGGTAATGGTTTTTTGAACAGTTATATCTACTTTTTTAATTTCACTGATTGGAAAATCATTAACCTTCAGCTCCATTACTCTTTGGCTGTTTGGCTGAAAAGTATGTGGCTCTGATTCAACTGACTTTATATCTGGATCTTCATCAAAAGAAATGCGAACACTGTGAGGTAACTCAATTTCATAACCATCAACATGAGCTTTGCCTTCATTAATCATGAATACTTGTTTTTTGCCTTCTTCTTCCTTTTGCAAATACATTACTTCTAGACCGTTTACTACGTAAGATCCATTTGCTTCTTTGTCATAACGAGCAAGAGCAGTAGTTACTATATTTGCTTGTGGTGGTGGTGAATGTTCTATTAATACTCCATTTTCAATGTTATAGATTGGATAAAACTCCCCTTCAGAAAAACGTGGAGAAACACCTTCGAGCTTCCAAATGGTGGAAACTTTAAGTCTTGCTGCTCCTACTTCCTGATAGTTTCTTGTACCAACAGCAGGATCACGAAGATTTTCATCCTCAAGTTCTGTAATCGTAGATTCTAGATAATAAACACCTATGCGAACTATAGTATTAAGAGGAATAACAAATTCTTTTGCTTCTACTTTTCTAACCGCTCCACGAAGATAGATTTTTCCTCCTTCAAGTGTAACTTTACCAGTTTCTCTATCTATAATACAATTGCTTCCTGTTATAACATCACCATCACGAAATATTGCATCACCTATGCCTTTAAGCTTAGAAAGAGCATATTCTTGTGTCTCATTTAGTTCTGCAGACTGTAGACCTCTTCCTGCAAGAAATAAGCTTTTCTCATATTCTTTGTCAGGATTAAAGCGGTTATAATAGGTGTTTAAAGTCATTTTATTCTAAAAGGTTACAACAAATGAAAAAGTTTCCCGAGTTGCAGATGTTCTGATAAGTGGTACGGTATGTTCTAAAACTAACAAAATTCCAGGATTTTCCACGTCTTTTGGCTCAAAATATCTCTGTCCTATAGGTTTTACTTTAGTACCAACCATAACCCCGAGTTCCCTTATCACTTGATTTGCTGCATCCGTGAAATCGAAAGTAAATTTGAGATAGAGATTATTAGTTGGTACATTAGAGGGTTTAAACCTACCTGTAGGAGTCAAAAGCTCTCCATTCTCATCACCTATGCAGAATAGCACTTCATCTGCAGTACGTCTGCCAAGTTCATTCAAGAGCTTTATAGAATTTATAGGTTCAGGTGGTGTGCTTTCAGTATACTCTACAGTAACTTTATCACTTACTGAAATAGAGCTATTTTCCGTACGTTTAATTACACCAGTACTGCTATCAACTATATAATCTATACCTGGTTTATAAACTGTTGAATTCTGAAAAACCTTCACATCTTTGACTGGGTGGTGATCTAAGTTTATTTTGCCATCAATGGTGAAAAAATTTTCTACTTTATGACTACTTTCCCAGCCCGTATCACCACTACCCCAAGCAAGATGTATAACTTGCTTTTTTATGCTGGCTGCTATTGCTGCTCGACCCGATTGTGTGAGTATTGACATTTGAAAGTTTTGCTCCTGTATTATATATATTCACCAAAATCATAAAAACTGTTCAGTTTTTTTACTAAAAATTTTGGTTGACTAATTTTTAATCTACATTTAAAAACAACAAATTTGCTTTTAGGTATGAAGGGGTTTTATCCTAGCAGGGAGTTTTGGGAAAGCAGCTTAGAAATTCCTTTCTCTCCACTATTTAAGGATTTTCAAAATCCAAGTTTACGTGAAATTTGGCTTAATTCTCTTTCTGGTAGGCAATTAAGTGTTATTTTTAACCATTATTTTCAAAATAAACAAAATAGGCAATTATTTAAAGACCACGAAAAATGCGATGATATTTCAACTCAGCAAAAGCGTAAAATGCTTACTAAAATTTCTGAATCTCTGTTTGATTATTACTTAGTCAATCGTTTTAGTCGTGCAAAATCAGAGGCAACTATAGCTGAAGTAGCACGGTCTGTACTAAGCCAAGATTTTCTGAAGTCATTTCTGTTGCAAAACAATAAATACGATAAAAAGTCCTTGTTGTTTACTCTCTTTATAACTAATCATAACTTGCTGAGACAAATTTTCTGCTTTAATCAAGTACAAAAAAAAGGTTTTTTACCTTTCATATTAAAAAATCCTCCAAGACAAAAGGCCACTTCATTTAAGGATTTTTTATCAGAAAGTACAATACAGGAAATATTAAAACAGCATGATCTCTCGGAAAATGATAGTTTTGAAAGTCAGTTTCAAGAACTCTTTTACTACCAAAATAGTATTTACTTATTTATACGACGTGCTAGTAAGGATGAAGATTTATTGATCAGTTCAAATAAGGTAATACACGGTCATAAACCTAGTAGAATTATCATTGATTTTGCTTTAAACGCTAACCAAGTAAACTTATCTATTCAAAGCTTTGATCAAGGATTAAAAATAGCAAATAGAATAGTAATCTGTTATTTTCAGCGAGAATGTTCATTTACTAACATGCGCCACCAAAATACAACAGCACAAGTGAGGACTTTTTTGCATGACTGTGTAAAACAACATGTACCTGATATTCACCTATTTGAATTGAAATTTGGTCCATCTAAATCTAAAACTCATCTTACGTTAAACACAGATAATATTGAAGAGTGGTTGCAGAAAATAGAGCCTTCGGTTGGTAGTGTGCTACATGATGTTTCTCTTGTTCAGCATATCAAAGTATTGTTCAAAAGTAAAAAAGTTACTTTATCCTTTCAGACAGACACGCAATGCGCAAATTATATAGAAATTGATTACTCAGAATATGTTCTCAATAGAAAAGAACGAGATGATTTTAAGTCTTTAATTAGAGATAGCTATGGAATTACCGTTTTGTCGAAAACACTCTCAAGATATTGATACTATGTTAGTAAATAGGTCCTGGGTAAATCCTGACGAGAACTATATAAAGGCTGCAGAGCATCTCAGTCAGCTTGATTTTGTTAAACTTAAGAAGTATTATTTTGTTATTTGTGCTAATGATTTAGATCTTGATTTTCCAAATATACAAAATCCTTATTGCAAAAATGAGGTTATCATTCCTCATGGTTTTGATGAAGATTGTGATGATCTAGCTTGCGAGGATTGTGGTCGTGATATTTTTCCTGATACTTATAAAAAACAGCGTTATCTTGTGCTTTCAATTAAACTCAATACGGAAAAAATTATAAATTGGTTTGAAGAACTATTGATAGGGCTCATATGGGAAAAGGCAGCAAATGGAATATATCATATAAGCTTTAAAAGTAAAATAGTAAGCATTATCATACCAACTTTATGTACTGATAAGTCATATTTAACTGTAGATAGGTTAAGAACTAATGTTGCTGTTCTTATAACTTTTGGAAAGGCAGACCTGAAAATATTGTTAACTCTATACACTGTTCCCATGGCTGATTTAATTTGTGAACATCAAACTCTGAACCAAATACTAAGCGAGGCAGTTGAAAAAGGAGTACCAGAGCTATTACCTAACGTTTCTTTTCAAGCATTTCCTTATGTTCTACTGCAAAAAACAACTGTTCCAGAAAAAAAGATACTGCGATTAAAAGTTGAAGATAATACTATTTATGTTAATAACGTTGAAATTATAGGCAAACAAGCAACTTCAAGCATCCGCATCTTTAGAGTATTACTTAAACAATTTTTGCGTGACTTGGAAGAAGCTAAAGAATATAAATTTCTTAGTATCATTCAAATAGCAGATAGTTTAGGTATTGAAGACCCAGAACAGCAAGTGCGAAGACCACTCAATAGAATGCAAAAAACAATAGCAGAAAAGCTAGCTAGCACCTTGGGACTAAATATAAAACGCGATGATGTGATACAAGCATGTAACTGGTCAGGCTACCGGCTTAATCCATCTACCATTAACTTAAGTGCTAGCTAAGCTCCTTAGTCAATGTTGGACAGAAAACGCAGAAGGATACTTCTCTAAAATATACCGATACAATTCTTCAGCGCTTTTTTTGTCACCTGCAATGAAAGTAAAAAATTCAACTACGTCTCCTTTGATTTTGGCTAGTTTATACCAATCTCCTGCTCTTTCTCCTGTTGTCTCAACTATTATTTTATCTCCACGTAAATCTCCAATGTAAAACTCACCGCCAGGTAGTAAATGGAGTAGGTATTCTTCAATTCTATCAATTACTAACGCTTTTATTTCTTCTGGAGATCTATTCATAAAAGGTGCCCTCCAATAATTTATGATAAAAAATAATCCTTTTGTTCGCTTAGAAAGGTATCCAGTCCTCCTTCTGAGGTTTATCTGGGGTAATAACCGTAGCAATCTTGTTTTTCTCTCCATATCGATCAGCTTCAATACCAACTTTTGCAGTAAACTCTAACCCGTTAAAATCAGCTATAGAGTTGACTTTTCTAGCAATAACTGCTTTTTCTGAAGTGTCATTTGAATGAATGTTCCGTGCTGATTCTAAAATACTACGCAGCATAGAACGTCCAGATTCTCCCCAGACATCTTCTCCTTCAACGTTTGCTTTGCCACTTTTGACACCTATAATCTGAAAAATCTTACGTTTTGCATATGGACCTTCAGTGACAGTAAATTCAGCGTTTAAATAGATGCTGCCAGTAGTGTAGCTTTTCGTGAACCAATTCTCATAACCTCCAGGCTTTATTGCCATTTTTACCTTGACTGTTGTACCTTTCGGTATTAGACTGCTTTGCAGTTTCGCGTTATTAAAATCAGTTAAAAAATCTGATAACATATTGTCTCCTATAAATTAAGTGAAAAAAGAATCAACTCCATTGGTCTACAAGTTTCCAACGACAATTTATCTTATCGACGAGCTTACTTGCTACACGTTCACCATTTCGCAACTCAAATACTACTTGACGGGTAGTGCTTTCCTCATCATGAGCAAACATCACCATACCAGTACTGTAAAATCCACGTAAAGATCCAGCACCGCTTAGGCCTTGAAATGGATCTTCTTCCAGCATCTTTTTGGACAGTTTTTTTGTGTGGTGGGTGAGTATTATGCCCGAATCTGGATTAATAATATTTCTCAATCTCTCAAGTGTTTTTTGCAAGAAGAATAACATAGCGCTATTGTCGTTTTCATTGCCATATTCACTTGAGTTAAAAATGTTACGAAGAGGATCAATCGCAATAATATCAGGCTTAAAACGTTCTTTGACAGTATTTTTAATTTCATCTATTTCTTCACTGCTGAAAGATAATTGTACTCTTGGCGTGATAATTAAGTTGTTAGCAGCTACATCTAAGAGTTCTTTATCAAGTTGAAGTTGTTGCAAACGTTCTTTCATATATTCATATTCAATTTCAGTTTGCATGTAGAAAATTTTCAAAGGTCTATTTGGTGTCATACCAAGAAATGATCTGCCGGCAGCCATGTGGACAAGCCAAGAGATCAAAAAGTCACTCTTGCCGATTTTAGGTGGACCACCCAGTACCAATAGACCTCTTTTCGTTAAAATTCTTGGTGAGATTATATCCTCTGGTATTGGCGTTTGATCACTTAAATATTCCTTTACGCTATAAAAAGGGACTTTTTGACCGATGTTGAAAAAGCTTTGTTCCATATTACTCCTTTTAAAATTAAATTTAGGCAACAGAAGCCAAGGTTTTGGCTTTAATTTTCGCAAGTAATTTACCTAAATGCGGTTCTTCAACCATATCAAGGCAGCCACTTCGATCTTTAGCAGGGTATCCCCAAGTATTAATAGTCTGACAGACAAATGAACGTTTCTCTGTTCCATCATCTTTCTTGATTCCAACCATACTAATTACTTCATCAACAATACCTGGAATTTCACTAGCAGTTTTAGCACCTTCACATTGAGGTAGCCATGTTGAACGATTACAGTCATCGAGATATTGACCTAGTGTGCCAACTATGATGATGTCTTTGTCTCTGATATGTTGAAACTGATTGAGCCAGGCCATCATTTCTTGTGCGAGTAATCCGTAAGCAGCTCTTTTATCTTCTCTTCCTGATCTATCTGAAAAAGCTTCAGGTTGCATTCTGGCCCATGAAAAACATAAACGTGATGCAACAGTTATGCTATCAATAAAAATAGAGCGGTATTTAGAAACTTCAGAAAGAAGATCTTTGTGCTTGCTACAGACATGCTCATAGTGTTTTTGACTATACGCCTGATCAGACCTTAATGCAGGATTAGGACCACCAATAAGACAAGCAATGTCTCTGGCCTCATTCCAAGTGCGAATCTCAGTTGAATCTCCTTTCCAGTCTTGTACAGCTAGAAGTCCTGCTTCAAAATCAAG